TGGGGATTTGGCCGAACTTTTTTTGGTGCTCAATGGGTTGGACAAATCGCGGAAATAAATATGTTCGGGCGAGCCTTGACTATGCCGGATCACTTGGCTCTCTACCGCCTTGGTCCAGGCTGGTTTGGTCGACAAGAACCACGGCGAAGATATGCGGTGGCGCAGGCTGCGGGATTCAAGGCTTATTGGGCAAGACGACAATCACAAGTTATTGGAGGCGGTTTCTAATGTATCCACGAAATGCGGCGAGCCCCCCGAGATTGTCAATCGGAGCGGTAATTCAGATCAGTGACGGAGCAGTTCAAACGGCTGGCGTTTCGATCGTCGTTCGTCCTGAAGGCGGAAGCGAAACAGCGGGAAGCGGTACGCTTTCCTATGGTGCGACATCGGGCATCGTCTATTACACTCCAACGCAGGCTGAAACCGATTACACGGCGTTTGCTGTTGTGGCTTACAAGACTGGTTGCATACCGGCTGAGAAATCGGTGGTGACCTCAGCGAGTGCGACGGCGGGACATGCAGGAACGGATCAGAGCAAGATTGCCAATCCGACCTCAACCGTCAATCTATCAGGGACCACGATCAAGACAGCAACGGACGTTAAAACCGACACGCAGGACATCCAATCGCGACTACCAGCAGCATTGGTCGATGGGCGAATTGTCGCGCTGGCTCAAGCCGTGACGGACAAGACCGGATACAAACTTGCAAGCGATGGCTTGGCTTTGGTGACTGCTTGGACGGTCAGCATTACAGGCAGCCTATCAGGCTCGGTTGGCTCGGTTACGGGCAATGTCGGCGGCTCAGTTGGCTCGATTAGCGGCGTGACGTTTCCAAGCAACTTTGGAGCGTTGGGGATAAGCGGAACAGGTTATGCCGCGGCTGTCTTGCACGATTGCCAACCTAATTCGATTCCTGAGGATGCGTTCGAAAGCGGTGCGGTGTCGGCGCGGGTGATTGCGGACGGTGCGATTGATGCGGGAGCGATTGCGGCGAGTGCACTTAATGGCAAGGGTGATTGGCTAACGACTCTCGGAACGAATGCCCCTGCTAATTGGATCAATTCTGCGGCTATCACTGACGGGGCATTAACGGCGGCTAAATTTGCGGCTGGATCACTTAATGGCAAGGGTGATTGGTTGACTACCCTCGGGGCAACGGCACCGGCAAACTGGATCAACGCTGCGGCTATTGCTACTGATGCGATTGATGCAGATGCGATAGCTGCCTCAGCAGTAAGCGAACTGACCGTAAACCTGTTTCAGTACGGTGACGTTCAAATGTGGACGAGTCCAGCGAACCAGATTCAGGTAACGATTACCAAGGTTTAGTTATGCCTGTAGTCACAACATTTTGTGCGTTCTTCGGTTGCTCAGGTGGATCGGTTACGCCTGGGTCTGGGATCGTACCGAATTTGCTTTCGGTCGATTACCAAGACGATTGGCAGTACTTGGATGGCATAGAGGATCTTACCTTTTCCTTCGGTCCCCAACGGTACACGAGCCAAACGGCATCGGCGAACGTTGCCAAGGCTAAGCGCTCGGCATTGACTGATAGGGAGGTGGCAATCGCAGCATCTACAGTAGGCTTTGAGCCTACAGATATCGTTTTTGTCGTTTGGGCTGAAACCCTGGTTGATACAACGAACCAGATCATCGAGCCAGCTATCGGGGATAAGTTCGCTGCGTTCGATACCGATTGGATCGTCAAGTCTTTTCGGAGGACTGAGGATCTTTCCCAGTGGCGTTGCCAATGCCGAAAGACGACCAAAGATCCATGATCGATTATCTAGCGTCGGATGCGTCAGAACTTATTGGAGCGTTTGCCAACGAGCTATTTGGGGGCGATTACACGCAGGTTTTCGATACCCTAGTAGAACCGATCAACGAGGGACTTGGAAGCAATTTCGACCGGCAGACATCATCAAGCGGTGAAGCCTGGGCGTCTCATTCGGCGTACACAGTAAAAAAGATGGGCGTACACCCTTTGCTGATGTGGACTGGTGCGATGATTTTTTCATTGGAGTCTCGGAGCGCATCGAACCGCATCGAAGAAATCACCCAAACTAGCCTAACGGTCGGAACCGATTTGTTTTATGCTCCATGGCAACAGTATGGAACGGCAAGGATTCCCGCGAGGCCTTTTGTATGGCTTCATGGTTCCTACGTGGATAGAGTTACTGAGGAATTTGCGGACGGAGTACACAATCGAATCAAGGGGTAATCGATGGACATCGACGAAGAACCGGATGGATTGCCGGAACCCAACCTAACGAAACCAACGCCAACGAAAACGATCCCAGGATCTAAGGAACGGGTCGAAGTCTACTTGCAACGTGTAGAACTAGGCCAGGAACTTTGGCACGATGATGACGCTACCATTCAGGAACTAACGGGATGCTCGGATCAAGAATAAAAATCATCGGGGATGGGATCGTCGCGACGCTAAACGCGGATTCTGACCTATCGGCGCGAGTATTCAGCCTGCGTAAGAAACCCTACAACCGAGGGCGATCATGGCAACCTGGGGGGCACGTAGTCCCGATGCAAACCCGCGACGGCCAGCAGGAAAGCCAGATCGATGAGCGGATCTTCAGATTCCTGGTGCTAGTGGTTGATCAGGGGGACGGGGACCTAAGCGGAGGGCTTGCCGATCACCTTGGAGCTATCGAGCGAGTAGAAAATATTTTCGGCAGGAAGTCCCATGAGTTTATGCCCCTATCGCTCCGAACCACCGCCCAAGCTGCGCTAACAGCTGCGACTACGGCAGGGAAGTTCCCAGCTACCACAATTCAGGCCACGGATATTGAGTACGCTACGCCCTTTGTGGATGGAGCATTCGAGGGCGGTTATGATGCGTCATCGGTAGTGGTTTCGGTTCGTTGTTTGATAAATCGACTTGACGCAAGGAGTTTGTAGAATCATGGCAAAAGCCAATAAAAACGCGGTTCCTGAGTCTGAAAAAGTGGAAACGTTTCCAGCAAATGAGGCCTCGGATGGGTTGGAAAAAGTGGAAACGTTTCCAGTGACCAAGGCGGTAATCGACGGTTGGTTCGTGGTCGATCAACGCCTAGCAAGGTGCGAAACAGAGGACGAGGCCAGGAAGCTTTTCAAGGCGTGTTTTCGCTTCAATCCTGCCTCAGTTGAACCGGCATCGGACTATCCCAAGCCTGAGGATTCGTTTTTGTTCCGATCACCTGAAGGCCCAATGTACGGCAACGGGTGAGCAACTACCCTCTAAGATATTTGGCAAGGAGAATCAGCTATGAGTCAATCGACTGCATCACGCATTATCGTTGGCGATACATCCACAATCGCTTCGGGTACGGCGGTAGCCTTTAACGAGTGTAGCCTTGTCGGTCAGCGTACCAACCTGATGCACATGGGGCACCGTGGAACTCGTCAGCGTGCCTCATGCCGAATGCGAACCGCGACGGACAAAAGCGGTGGGAACATTTCTGGTTTTTTGTCAGTGGCTGAAATCGATTGGTTTCTGCCTAGGGCTATTGGAACCACTGGCGCTAGCCCATGGATTCCCGGCGAAACTATCGCGGAATGGTATGCTTGGGTTGATAAGGTCGCGGCGATCTACCAGTACAGCAAGCAGCGGATTTCATCGTTCGAACTGTCCGGGCAGGAATCGCAGTATCTCAACTGGAATTTCGCTTGCGTCGGGGAACTGGAAACCACGTTCGGGTCCTCATGGCCTGCGGTGGTTCCTGATTGCGGTACGGCGTTTTTGCTGTCTGATTGCACCCTGACCTACAATTCGACAGCCTACAAAATGCAATCGTTCCGACTGTCGGTCGATAACCAGTTAGACCCGAACCAGTACGAAAACGCGATCACTCCGACGCGGTTCGAGTCCCAGGGATTGGCAGTTCAATTGCAAGTTACTTGTGCCCTGCGATCAGATACGATTGCCCTGTACGATGCTGCCCTAGCTGGTGCTGAGGCTTCGCTAGCTGTGTCCGATGGGACGACTACCTACAGTTTTAACTTTGGGAATCTCAAGTACATGGCAGGCGGCCCAACGGTTCCGGCTACCGGTCGAATCAATATGCCCCTGACCTTTGAGGCATTCCGCAAGGCTAACACAGGATCGACGACTGCGGACAATCAGCTACACGTAGTTAAGAGCTAACGCGCTGTCGGAAATCTTGTATGATGGGGGCTCAAGTTTACTTGGCCCCTTTTTTTCGTTTCCTAAGGTTTCCCTATGTCGTCCTGGAAAGATCCTTTCGTTCGTGCTGGTGTAGACTTCCCTGCTTTCAAGGCTGAAAAAGAGGGCTTACACCCTGAGATTTTTATCCGCTACCGAAAGCCTTCTCCGAAGGAAATCGAGGCTCAGTACGCGGCGTTCAAGCGGATTGCTTCGGACACCGATAAGGTAATCGAGTCGATGCAAGGGTTTATCGAAAAGTACTTGGTTTCCTGGGCATGGGAAGCGGAAGTAAATCGAGAAAATATCCGGATGCTCAACCATCCGATTTTGAACGCGATCTATCTTTTGATCCTTCAAGCCCAACCATCGGACAAGATCCCCGATGAATACATACAGGAAGGCGAAACCGGAACGCCTGAGGGTGAGCAAAAAAAATCCTGATTGCCTATCAGCTAGGGTTGGTTAATCCTGCCTTAGCAGCTAGGCCATGCGATCTATGCCGGCGGATCATGTTCGACGAGGAAACCGGCGAACCGATCAAGGCCCGATCAGGTGAGGGCTACGATCTACGCAGGGGAAAGACACCTTGCGAGGCTTCTATCGGGTGTGCAAAGGGGCACTACAATGAAAAGCCGGACCTAAACGCCCAGCAGCGTTCGGTAATCGATTTGTACAACGCTTCGAGGGCTTCGGGTGGCTCATGCCTTACTGAGTCCGAACGGCGTGATTGGTGGCTTGCTGAGACGTTTGGTAAGCTTTACGAAATCGATCAGCGAATAGCACGGCAAGAAACCCAGAACCTACTACTCGGAGCATCCACGGCATGGCTGAAAACGCGGAACGCGGAGTAGTCTTTGTTTTGAAGGCCCAGGTCGATCCACAGGCTAAGGCCATGGTGGAGCAGTTCGCGGCCGACATTCAGTCGAAGCAGTCTGCGGTAGATTCAGCGATCCAAGCAGCGGCAGCCAATCAAGCAGCGGCAATCGCTCAGAGTCAGGCTCAGGCATCTAGTAGGGTCCAAGCTTCCAGCGGTGTTTCGCAGAATGCCGTTCAACAGTTTATCGATCAGACGACCCAGGCAGAGCAAGCCTACTACCAGCAGCAAGCAGCAAGGCTAGCCCAATCCCAGCAGGCTCAGGACGCGGCCCAAGAGATTCAGGCCATGAGCTATGAAGAACTCATGGCTGAGCGTGAGTCTATCGCTAGTGCTGGATTCGAGAGGGAAAAGGCGATACACGCCAAGGCCTTGCAGGACGAAGAAACCGCGATGCGGGAATACTTCCAGGCGGTCGAAGAATTACGCAAGAAGGGGCTAGCCGATGCGGATTCGATCACTGACGCGGAAGTGGTTTTGATCCATGAACTGGAGATGGCAGCGGTTAAGGCTGTCGAGAATCGCGAAAAGGCTGACGCCAAGTTTGCCCAGCAAGCTTCGAGGGAGCGTACCCGATCAGTAAGTGAGGCCTTGCAAGGAATCGAGCGCGAGAGGGCAGCTAGGGAGCAAGCAGCGGCTGAGGCGCTGATACGGAACGAAAGAATTTCCACTTCTACGGCAAGAATCGTTTCCTCGATTTCTGAGGGTACCGAAGCGGTTATGCGGTTTGCTAGGGGCTTTGCTCACTTAGGGTTAGTCGGTGAAACGGACCTTAAAAAGCTAACTGATTCACTGCTTTGGATTCAGGGCAGCACGGAAATTTTTACAGGCTTGATTCGATCAATACGCCAAGCGGCTGAAGGTTATGACGCGTACCGAAAGGTGGTTCAATTAACGGCTGAGGCTCAGCAAGCCTTGAATGCGGCTACTGCGGCTGGTGCTGCGATTCAAGGAGGTGCGGCTGTTACTGGTGCGGCTGCGGCAGGTGGAGCGTCAACGCCCTTGATGACTCGCGGCGTAACGTTTGCGGCTGGTGTCGGTGGTGGACTAGCAGCGCGGGCAGCAACGATTGGCCTAGAGGCTGGCGGATCTTCGCTTGCTGTATTTGGTGCGGCTTTGGCTGCGGCGACAAGTACGATTTTTGCCTTAGGATCAGCAGCGGCAGTTACAGCAGAGAGGATGAAAGGCTTTGAGGCTTTCGGGGGTGCTACACCTAAGGGGCTAGTTGAATCGATCGGGACGAATTCGTTTAACCCGATGTTCTTGATGCTCAGGTTCATGGATACCCAAAGAATCGAGCGATTGACCGGAACCCAAAGCGGTGGCATGTTTCGCGACGAACGCGGGGACACCAAGCAGGCTTGGGAACAGGCATTGGCAGCGGAAAAGCAATTAAGCGAGGCCCAGAAACTCAGGCAATTCAACCTTGCAAAACAGGCTCAGGATGAGCAGGAAATCAACCGAATGCAAGTGGCTAGAGCCTCGGCAATATCTCAGCAGTCTGCTCTAGCTAGGGAAATGACCGATGCGAGTATTCGAGCCCTAGAGCCAGAGCAAAGGCGATCGGAGCTTCTCAAGGTTATCGCCAACACGGAAAGCAATTCAGCCCTGACTGTTGAGGATCGAGCCCGGAGGGTAATTCAGCTATCGAGGGAGCGATTACAGACCGAACAGGAAATCCATCGAACCCAGCTACAGGCCGCAAGGGACGCAGAGCGCGAGGACCAAAGAAAGCTTGACGACATCAACAAGCGAATCGAATCAGAGCGTGCCTCGATGCTTTCGGCTCAAGAGCGTTTCGGGTTGATGAACGAAGCGGAGCAACAAAACGTCCTAGATATTTCATCAAGGCTACAGCGTGGCGGTGCGGCTGGGCTCGATGTTCAAGAGCTTCAAAAGCTTCGAGGGTTCTCAGGTGCGATCGACGAGCAAATAGCGGCTGAGGCAAGGCGAAGGGCTCAGGCTGCTGGATTTGGGGCGGTACAGGCTGGGGACTTTCAAAGGATTCAAGGCCTCGAACAACAGCGGGTCCAGATCCAAGCAAGCATCAAGGCTCAGGCTGAAGTAGTGGCAAGGCTTGAGATTGACGCCAAAGCGGTGGCCGATCAAATTAACCAGCAGATCGATGGTCAACTGCAAGTTATAATGGCCAAAATGGTCGAAGATATTTCCAGCAATACGATTGGAATCAAGAAGCTTCAAGACGCGATTACACAGCGATTTGCGAGGGGTCCATGAGGCTGCGAATTGGGAACGTTGTAAGGCCAAACAATGAGGCGGTGGTTACTCCAAGCTATACGCCTATCTACGATTTCACGCGTAGGGTTCAGGCTATGCGGATACGCTGGGAGATATCCGGGCGCGTGGTGAATTACCCAGCGGGAACCCAGGCACAAACGACAACAGAGCTTAGAGCACTAGAAGCGGCATTCCTACAGAACGAACCTTATTTGGCCATGCTCGAAGACGTAAGCCAAGTGGAAACGTTTTTCGTTTTGAACCCTGCAAAATGCTTGCAAGGTCCAAGCCTCATTGACTACTCGATTCCAACTTCGGACGAAGAAGTTTACGCCACGGGTGGAGCTTACAAAGCGGTCTTTGAGGCTACGCAGCGGACCGGAAATGGATCGGACCTACTTGAGTTCTCTGAAGAAGTCAGCGAGGAAGCAGGCGGGCGAACTTACGTCTACGTTGGCGGGGCTGTCAATTTCGCGGAACGTCAATTGGCAACCGAACGAAAAACGTGGCGGTACACTCAGAGCGGATCGGCGGTAGGTCTCTTAAACTACCCATTGATACCCCCTCCGATTTGGCCATTTGCCTTGCTATCTGCCCCAAGAACTACGCTACAAAATCCACGGCTCAGGGGTGCGATCGATACCGAATATGCGATCACCTGGGAGTATACTTTCGAGTGGACAAACAAGCTTTTTGGTCAGCCTCACAGGAGCAACTAATGGCGACAAAATACTGGACGGGACGCGCGGCATCGGTCGCACAAGTGACCAAGGTGGTCTTTTCTTCGATCGTATCGACCAATACCTATACAGTGACGATCAATGGAAAATCAGTCAGCGTAGTTGCAGCGTCAACAAGCCTCGGGGACTTGATCGATGGTTTGGTTAATGCGTGGAACTCAAGCGCAGAGCCTGAGCACCGGGAAATGGTCGCAGCTAGGCGTGAGGACCCAACGCTAAGCGGCTTGCAACTGACGGCAAGCGTAGCGGGGGTTCCTCATACGGTTACAGCCTCGGCTACTACGGGAACGGCAACGGTAACGCAACCAACGGCGGCCAGCGGTCCGAACTTTTGGAACGTTGCGGCCAACTGGGATTCGGCTACGTTGCCAAGCGCTGCGGACGATTTGATCGTTGAGGATTCCGACGTATCAATTCTCTACGGGATGACCGACACGAACAACTACGCAAGCTTGACGGTGAACGCCTCGTTTACTGGGACGATCGGACTACCGGAAACCAACGAGAACGGATACCCGGAGTACCGAACGCAACTGCTTACTTTGGGGACTGGATCGGCGATTTCCGTAACGCTGGGCTATGGGCCAGGGACGTTTTCAAGTCGGATTAGGCTCGATATTCAGGGGTCAAATGTTACCTTCAGTCTGTTTGGATCAGGCCAGAACAACGGGGACCAATACCCTTACGAACTGCGAGGCCCTGGCAGTGGTTCAACGGTTCGAAGCTATGCCGGTGGGCTAGTCCTAACGGCGGCATCAAGTGGAAACGTTTCCACTTTGGACGTGATTCAAAGGGAGTCTTTGACCGGTGGACCAGCGGTAAAAAGTGAGTCTACGATTACGGTAACTACGGCCACGATCTACGGCGGGGAACTGCTTTTAGAGGGACCAGCAACTACGCTAGTAGCTCGGGAATCGGCTCGGGTCACGGTAGCCAAAGCTTCCCAGGTGGCTACGGTCAAAGTTTCTTCTCAGGCTTCCATCAACTGGGATTCCTCGGCAGGAATCACAACGAAGCTGCACGTAGAGCAGGACGGACGAATCAACTTCGGACGGGTTGGAACTACTAAGACAGTAGCGGCGTGCGATTTGTATTCCCGCGGGACTTTGCTGGACCCGCTGGACAAGGTGACGTTTACGGCTGGCGTAGTGCTCCAGGCGTGCCGTTTGGCTGACGTTACACTGGACTTAGGCGTAGGGGTTACGATCAATGGCTAACGCGCCACAGGGCCGATTACGCTTTGCTGGTGTGTGGGCTGACGGGGCTTTCCAAGTGGTTCGTTCCGGCTCGGCAAAGCCTGATACGATTCGGGCTGATTTTATTCTCGGGGCGAATCTTCCTCAGTACGGGGATATCGAGGTTTGGTATGGGAACGATTTTATCCGCTTGCCTAAATGCCGACTGGTTCGAGAGGAAATCTCAGGCGGTGCATCGGGTCGAATGCGTCGGTGTCACTTCGAGGATCGGCGGTGGGCGTGGGGCTGGAATTTCGCATGGGGGCATCCATCGAACAGTCAAGGAAACTTTCTGGCCTACTCAAGCGTACAAACGCCCTACCCAGTCGTTATCCGCGATCTATTCGCAGCGGTCGGTGACGTTGTTTCTGGAACACTTCCAAGCGATGCGTTTTTTACTCCGACGTACAACAAGGACGGGGAGCTAACGGGCAAGGCTCCGACGGTGAGCCAGGAATTTCACTTCGATGGAAGGCCAGCAGCTGAGTGCATCGAGGAAGCTTTGGCACCTTCAGGAATGCAAGTTCACTTAGGCTGGGATAATCAGATACGGCTATTTGGTCCGGGCTACGGAATGGAACGCCCAACAGACTCAAGGGTGCTGGACTACACGGTTTCGAGGACCCCTCCGATAGTTCCTGAGTATCTGTTTTATGAGTGGCCTGTACTGTTTGAAAATGATTTCCTACTTGAACCGATCGGCTATCAATGGACGCCGAACGGACCTGGAAATATCGCCTATCCTTTGGACCAGTTAAACTATGGGCCACTGGACGCCCAAGGGAATATCGATTGGACACTAGCCGATCCACCGTTTTTTTATCGAGTGCCCAACGCCCAGATAAGGGAGCTTTGCAGGCGAACGATCTTCAAGCATTACCGGGTTAAGTTTCCAATGACCCAGGGGGTCAAGCTGACATTCCAAAACACTCCAAGGGGATCGGGCGTAGACTTAGATTCAAACGACTTCCGGGATATTGAGAGGGCCAACGTCGAATTCGATTCAGAGTACCCTGTGAGGGTGTACGGATACTTTGCTAATCTGACAATGTCCCGTCGAAACAACAACGTACAGATCAATCCTGCCTTGCAGCTACAGGGCAACGAGTTTCACGCTATTTCAGATTCAGACATGCGGGGACAGTATCCGCAACTTTGCTACGATGGATCAGTAGACTTCGACACCAGAAACAACGTGATTAAGTTCCGAGACTACTTGGTTTTCATCAACCGCAACGCGGGGGCAGTTCAGAGAACAACTTATCTACCGGCCAAGCTTATCCTGCGGGCTGGGCACAGGTTGACCAAAAAGATCAACAGCGAGTACTTACGCTACGTTCTACCGGTCCAGATAGATAGCCCGATCAGAGCCCCTGGGATCTACGACAAAATACGAGTGACGGATGAACCGATTTATATAACGAGGTTTACACCCCAAGTATTCCAGAACTACCAGCAAATGGTGACGCTTGCCACTGGTCGGTACCTTGCCTCAAAACGCATGACCGAATCGGCAACGATTCCGATGAAGGGTTTTTGTTTCGATATCAATACCGATGGACGAATCCCCTCTGTGACCTTTGAGCGATCGGAGCGCGGGGAGTGCACTACTCAGGTACAGTGGCAAAAAGAGCATCCGCTATTTAGCCCCGAGTACGCTATTAGGACTGCCCAGGCGATCCAGCAATCTATCAATCACCAAGCGAAAATCACAACGCTTGCAAGTAAAATCAGATCCCAAAAGCAGCGTAACGCTAAGGGGATTCCATGACGTTTATCGACAAGATTCGAGAGTTCGGATTCAAGAATGAAACCGGTGAGGAAATACCGCCGTTTGCGTGCATGGTCATAACCGGGGCCACGGATCAAGGCGGGGAACTAGTATTCTCGATTCGCAAGCCTACGCAAGCTGACGAAGACCTTCAGGAACCGGCATCGATTCTATTCAATTCGATCCAGCCAGTATCCGATGATGATTTTGGCGTAGGGTATCGAGACTTCCCCCTTCAAGCTTTGGTGGATCAACCGTCGGCAGATCACGCATCAGGAATCCGATTAGGGTTTAGGGCGAATTCATTTTCCTTGGAAGTTGGAAACGGTTTTTTTCGTATCCTTGCGAAAGACGCAACTGACCCGCATGTTCAGGCTGGGTACGGAGTTTACTTTATTGAAGAATGCTACGGGCTGACTGATTTCTATATCGGCAAGGCTACCAATGGGATTCTTGGTAGGGTTGATACTCAAATGTACTCGGGCGATGTGGTCGTCTACGAAGAAAACTTATCAGGCGTTTTGTCTGTTAAGACTGGCGGAAACTTTGACGGCATACAAGCCTACAACATTTCCGGCGAAGCTATCCTAGAAGATGCCTGGATCAAGATTTGGCGTTTGCGGAACAAGTACTATTGCCAGGGCCTTTGCTCATGAGTTGCAACAATCAATGCGCACTTTGTTGCTGCTGCGGACCAGGGGAGCTTGTAGAACTTCCGGACTACTACTGCCGATTTCATTCTTCGCTTCCGGCAACCGCATTAAACTACAATTGCTTGGATACCACTAGACAGTACTTAAACTGGGAACTGACTGAACAGCGTGCGGATAATTCTTCAGCATACCTCGCGCTACTTGCTGATAACCTCTACGCCTATACCGCAGCGACTGAGTTCATTACTAATGAGGATGTTTCGTGCTTCATCAGCTATGGAGTGTTTTTCAATCCTTACGAACAGTATGGATACGATTGCTTCCAAGGTGGATCGGGTGAATACGAAACGCTAGGATGGAAAGAAATCGAGCGTATTCAATATAGGTGCATCGCTCAGGGTACGTTTGGCGCGTATATCTGCTATCGTTCTCAGATTTGGGCAAGGATCACCTACGATATCAAGAATCCGAAGGTGAGTATCGCTCGATGCAAGGTTCCTACCAGTGCATGTGCTTCGGAGATTTCAGAGCAAGAGGGCTTAGGGCTAGACGACTGCGGGTACTTGGTCACTGCTACGATAGACGTTTGCTATAAGATCGAAACGCAATCATACCTAAATACTGGAAGCTATAACGCACCATGTGACGATCTACCAGCGTTCTATGATACGCCTACCGGTACGATCACTACGGTATCGCAGGGTACAGTGTGCGTTACTAGGTCAAGAGTTTTGAAGTCACTAAAAAACGATCCTGCCGATCCTGATCGGATTTTCTTCGATCTTGATGCCGAAGGTTCTGCGGTAGATTGTTGCAAGGATTGGCTGAGTCCGTTTTTGAGAAACACGCTACCGCTTGGGAAGCCTGAAGAATGGAACGATGAAAACTTTCGATGCTCATGCCAAACAGAAGCATCATTTGAAATCGAGGGGGAGTGCCAGGACTTGTCGGGCCAAACATGCTCAGATGACACGATTTGCGAAATCGACAGTTTGATCGTTCAGTATGCCGCTGGTTTCAAGTGGAGGTTTTCTTGGTCCTAATTCGAATCAATGGTACGCCTACAGGTTCTAGAAAATCATCGATCCCCCTTTGGTCGGTGCTTCACCTAGAGGACTTCTACAGTCCGGATTGGTTCAAGGATTGGAAGTCAAAAGTGCCTTCGCTTGGGTGTAATTGTCGGATCGACTTTGAAAAAATCCTGGAAACGTTTCCAGCGGTGTACTTCGATCCTGAGAGTCAATTCTTCCGTGGGATCGATTGGCACAATGCGGTTAACCGAAAACTAGATCGACCTGAAATCACCTACGATCACGCCCTAACGCTTTGGAAGCATCGGAGGCCAAAGACAGGCAGGACCAAGTGTATTGTGACGGTAGCCACGGGCAGGAAGTTTAGGGAGGTGCTAGACGTTACGCGGCCAAGCCTGAAAGCCTACGCGCTTCGATGTGATGCGGACTTCATCGAGCTTACAAACGAAACTGAGCTTTGGTGGGGGTTTGAAAAGTTTCGCGTTAGGCACCTAATCCCGCAGTACGAGGAAACGCTATTTGTCGATGCGGACTGCGTAATCAACCCTGACGCGCCGTCGATTTTTGGGCGGACAGAGTTATTGGCGATTCACGATGATTTTCAGTTCCTGCGTAGAACTGATTGGTTACTAGATGAACGAACATTGATTGCGTCGGTTTTAGGAACCGAGTTTGAGCAACGCGATACGGCATTGAACTCTGGTGTGGTCTATACGAGGCGTGAAGCTGCGGATGTATGGTTGCGACCTCCGGACAGTATCCCAGTAAGCAGAACCTCAGAACAAACCTTTGTAGAGCAGTCGGCATTTCGTTTAGGGTACTCGAACCTCGGCGATCGATGGAACTGGCAGATTTACTTCCAGGACTTTTGGGATTATGCTCGTGATGCTTGGATTGTGCATTTTGCTGGCAACGAAGACAAAATCTCGAACGCTCGAAGAATGCTCAACATTTGGTCAAGGTGAGCAAACCCTGGGTATATTTCGCAACCAGGGAGCAAAAAGAATGGATCTTCTTTTTTTATCTGCGGAAATCGCTACACGTTTACAGGCCGGAGCGGCTGGTTCGCTTGTGTCTGTACTGACCTCGGAACCTGACCCAGCGTCGGTTACCAAGAGGCTGTTTTGTGGCTGGGTTGCGGCGGTATTTTGTTCACCGCTTGCCATTGGCCTAGCCGAAACGTATCTGCTCTCGGATACAGTAGTGCAACGCATCAATCGCGCCGATGCGGAAATGGTTTCTGCTTTTTTCGTCGGTCTAGTTGGCTGGCGGGCGATCAAGTTTGTGAATAAGCGCGCGGCAAGGTTTTCTCGGGAAAATGAATGAGTCGTTTTGGACAGTAGTCGTTTTGTTCTCTCGATTGGCTTCAGTGTGGCTTTGCTGGTATGCGGTCACGAAGCTTTGCCGAAGTTCGTCTAGTTGCACGAAGTTTCAACACGTCGCCCAAAAAATGCTAGGATGGGTATCAGGATTAGTCGTTTGCGTCGGGCTAGTTTACCCGGTAGCGTGCGGTCTAATGGCCTTGGTACTTATCGCTGCTATTTGGCTGACGGAGGTTGAGTATGTCCAGGAAATTGCTTTTAGGGGTTCGCAAGCGTCATCGCAGATTAGCGATGCAAGAGGTTCGAGAAGTCGCTGAGCTTGGTCTGTCGCAGGATCAAGCGGTACAGGAACTGAAATCCCGTCTAGTGGCTCGATTCGATGCCACTAACCGGGAAATCGACGCGATATCGGGAATCACGGTACTTGAGGATGGGACTGTGGTTTCTCCGAGTGCCGATAAGCTTTTGGGTTTCGACCCGATTTCCATTCTGTTTTCGATCCTCGTTAGTTGGGCGATCCAACAGCTAATCAAGTGGATCAAGGGCAAGCTAGTCGATAAGACCTGGGGGGATGACGAATAATGTCTGACGAACCCCAATCAGTCCCAGAGCCGGTCAAGCCTAAGCGACCGAGGAAGCCTAGGCCAAAGCCTGAGCCGGAACCGCAAAGGAAGCGGAAACGTCGCAAGCCTCAAGTGGTCAAAATCGGTGATTGGAACGTCGATTGGTACGCGGTGGGGCTAGGAATCCTCGCGCTATTTACGTTCCTACCCTATTTGGCGCCATTGCTCAAAGACCAGGAAAAAACCAAGCCTGAGGTGATTGTCGTGGACGATCAGGCTGGAAACGTTTTTACTTGGCTAGGCCTTGTAGCCTCGGATGACGTAGCTTCGGATCGGCCAAAATACGTTGAGGCTTTGAGGGCCACAGCCAAGGCTGAAATCACTGAGGCATCGAAGGTGGACGACACCCTACGGGCTGAGGTTGAATCGAGGCTTGGCAGGGTTGGATGGGCCAACTGGGGACTTTTCAACATTGAAATCATCAAAGAAATTCGCAAGCTTCGAGATGCCGGTAAGCTTGATGGGTCGGTCAAGTCGCATCAAAAGTTTTTGGGTCAGGTAGCCGACGCGCTAGAAAAGGCGGTGCTGTGATGGCAATTTGGGATAAGTACCTCGATGGATTCCTTGAGGGTGCAAAGCATGATCGGGAACATCAAAGGAATTTTGCTGCCCAGTCGCGCTACCCGCTGTACGCCACAGCTGCCCCGAACGTTATGGATCGAGAACCGCTGAAGGATGTTTTCCTGGGTCGGTACGCGGTAATGGGTATGCGGTCTTTGTACGGGAAAGATTTTCAGTTTTTCCCGCAATACCAAGAATACGGAACCTGCGTTGGACAGTCCCATGCGATGGGCGGAACGATCGTTGCCGGGATATCGAGCCTACTTGCTGGGCTCAGGTTCCCGGGTCGAATGGCGGTTGCTCCGATCTACGCGGGGTCACGGGTTGAGATTGGCAAGAAACCTGGAACCTGGGAGGGATCAGTAGGATCATGGGCGGCTCAGTGGCTTACCCAGTACGGCTGCGTTACCTATCGGGACCTAGGCCATGACGACAATCCAAAGTCGGATAAGGAATGGCTAAAGACCATGGCCAACGATGAGAAACAAGCCATGCAATGGACGGCTAGCCGTGATGGGGTTCCCTCGAACGCGGAAACGGTGGCAAGGCTCCGACCGATCCAAAGCGCTCCGTTGGTTCAGACGATCGACGAAGTGAAGGCGGCTCTATCGAATCTGACCCCTATCAACCTTTGTGGAATGGTTCACCCCTCGAAGGCTCTCGATTCCAAGGGCGTCAGCAAGACACTTACGCGGGGCGGGGGTCATTCCACCCTGCTGATTGGTCAATTCTTCGACGGTTCGCAATGGTGGTTCGATATGCTCAACAGTTGGTGGTACTACTACCAGGGGGGGTTCTGTCGTCCTGGAAATAAAATCGATGCGATGTTCAAGGGCTCGGTAACGCGCATGCCTGAGGCGTGGCTTCGCTCGTGGCTCCAAGAACGCGATTCTTACGCGTTGGTGGGCGTTCAAGGCCTCGAACCTATCGATCAAGAATACTCGCGGCTAATGGCCTGATTTGAAAGCCTGGCGCGATTTTAGGGAATCTTATAGGCTCGGGGGTTACAACTTCCGGGCCTTTGGCGTTAGAATGG